GCCTTTAATCGAACCCAAGTTATAAGCAGCGACCACGTATGAGCGCCAAGAGGATTTCGCGAAGGTCGAACCCTCGCAAGCATCCACAGTGGCAGACCAGCCACGAGTGGAAAGTGATCCAGCTAAAACCATCTCGGCCGACTTATCGAACCAAGCGCGGAACGCGCCCTCATTGATGGTCGCGCCCAATTCCAACGCGAGAGCCTCATTTGCAGTGTCTTGAGTTTTTACTTGCTTTGATGTTGCAGTAGTCATTTTTTTTTACCTTCTATCATCCGAGACGTTCGCTCGACCTGATAAGAGAATCGTCTCATGAATCGGCATCAATGTCAAAACACCACGACCAAAGCCCCCAATGGTCGGAAACCGACCACCCAACCGAGCCCCAAGAGATAGCGATCAGGAGCCACAGGAGCCCCGCAGAAGCCCGAACGGATACGAGAAGCACCCGAAGCACCCGAGCCCTAAAACGCGCCTCAGATAGTCCCCCAACACAAACCGCGCACCCTTAGAAAATCGCGCGCTCGCGACCTAAAGGTCGCTCGCGGTCTGCCGATGGTTACTAAATCGCGCAGCGAAATACTAAATACCGCCCGTCCACAGGACGGGACAGAGGATAAAAGAAGCGATTGCGCTCGTCCCTCGCGCTCCTTAATCGCCTAAATACTTCGTGGTCGCTATGGCGACCCCAGTGTTATTTATATCCGTCCCGTCTATATGTACACTATCGGCCAAAAATATTTTTACAGTATTTGGCCTCCAGTGTACCGATATGTCCGTATTAGTACCATAAAACGGGTGACTTTCGTCACATTTACTATATCGTACCGTTCGGTTTTTGTATTTGAACGGGTTAGTATATATGTACCGATAAACGAACGACACACAAGAAGTGAGTTTATCTGACTGTGAGTGGGTGGCTAAGACAGACCGTAAGGGCTGGCTTGGTGCCAGCCACGAACAATCGAGGGGGTAGCGAGCGCGCTTGTCAGCGCGAGCGATAAGGGGGATAGAACCCTAGGTTTATATAAGGGTTTAATAAGGGGAGTCATGGCAGCAGGCAAAGGTAAAGAGCACCATAATGTCATAGCACTTAAAGAGGCTAAGGCAAAGGTATTAGAGTTTATACGCCAGGGGCTGTCCTTAGATGATGCCATAGCCAGGGCTGACCGTAAGCCAGATGTCATGAAGACTTGGCGCCAGGATGAGCAGTTTATGAAGTCCTTGGAGAAGGCCCGCCTGGAGGGTGAGAAGGTTCTCAGCATAACCACAGGGGATGCCAAGTACAAGATAGGCTTCGAGCAGTTCTCAGCAGAGTTCCTAGATAGCCCGATATTTCCTCACCACCGTTCCTGGATTGATATCCTAGAAGGTCGTGAGCCAAGTTACACCCATGAGTCTATGGTCTATGAGCCAGCCTCGGCTAAGCGTTTGCTTCTCAACGTCCCGCCTGAGCATGCTAAGTCCACAGTCATCACAGTCAACTACTGTGTCTATCGCATAGCCATGGACCCCAACATCAAGATTACCATCGTCTCAAAGACTCAAGAGCGCGCCAAAGAATACTTATACTCAATTAAGCAGCGCCTGTCTCATGAGCGGTGGGCTAAGATGCAGAGCGTCTATGGTTCTGCTGGGGGATGGAAAGAAGATGCAGATACGTGGAAGGCTGACCGAATCTACCTCAGCCGTGACTCAACCGAAAAGGACCCGACGGTTCAGGCCCTTGGTGTGGGTGGTCAAATCACTGGTGCTCGTTCTAACCTTATCATTCTTGACGACGTTGTTACTACATCTAACGCTCATGAATGGGAAAAGCAACTGCTGTGGCTACAGCGAGACGTTGTAACTAGACTAGGTGATTCTGGTAAGTTGCTTATCGTAGGCACACGTATTGCCTCAAATGATTTATATCGAGAGATTCGAAACCCAGAACACTGGACTGGTGGCAAAACTCCCTTTACCTACATGTCAATGCCTGCAGTATTGGAGTATGACGATGACCCCGAAAAATGGGTTACCCTTTGGCCAAAGTCTAATATCCCATGGGAAGGTTCAGATGATAACATCCTTCCCGATGAAGACGGTCTTTATCCTAAATGGAACGGGCCAGCACTGTTTCGTAGACGTTCAGAAGTCTCTCCTGCTGCTTGGGCACTTGTTTATCAGCAGCAAGACGTCCAAGAGGACTCAATCTTTCCCCCTTCGTGTGTCCAAGGTTCTGTCAACAGGATGCGCAAACGAGGACCTCTAAAGCCTGGTACTCCTGGTCACCCCAGTGAAAAAGGTCAGTGGTACACCATCATGGGTCTTGACCCAGCGATGAGTGGTAACACCGCTGCTGTTATTATGACAGTGGATAGGCAAACCCGTAATCGATACATCTTGGATGTAGAAAATATGCAGGAGCCTACACCGCAAAAGATTCAGAAATTAATTGAAGACTGGGTTGGTAAGTACAGCCCACAAGAGATACGTATTGAAACTAACGCCCATCAGAAGGCTTATGCCTTAGATGAGAACTTGCGTTCTTTTCTTGCATCTAACGGAGTAAGGTTCTCTAGCCAGTTCACTGGTAGAAATAAGTGGGATACTGGCTTTGGTGTGGCTGCTATGTCTGGCCTGTTTGGGACTATGCGTAGCAATGTACATCAAGATGATAACCTTATTGAACTCCCATCGCAAGATGGTTCAGAAGGCATAAAGGCTTTAATCCAACAATTGATTACTTGGAAGCCTGATACTAAAGGCAAGACAGACTGCGTAATGGCTTTATGGTTCTGTGAACTACGGGCACGTGAGGTCATTGGTACAACCCGTATGGGTCAAAGCCACATGCCAAATAGATGGGCAACACCAAGACAACAACGAGAACGCTATATGGTCAATCTAAACGACTATGAATTTGGCGAATACGAATAGGAAATGCTATGAATGAAAGAGAAATTCGCGCTTTACTAAAAGAAGCCGAGGCTGCTGCTAAGAAATACAAGGCTCAACTTAATGCTAAGTCAAAGTCTCCTGATGATGCTCGCAAATCAAACAGCAAGGCATTATCAAAAATGACTCCTGCTGAAATTAAGGCATCTAAAGCACTCTTAAAAAACAAAGAGGCTATGGCTACAAAGAAGTTGCAAAACAAAAATACTGCTATTGCCAATAAGATTAAAGGTGGTAGTGGTATGCGTGGCGGTCTTGGTTCATTAGGTACTGGCGGCGGTCTTCGCGGCAACGTAAATAAATAATTTTTAATCAATCGTTAGGATAACAATGTCAGACATTAACGTAATTGCGCGTCGCGTAGATGCTATGAAGCATCGTGCGGTAGAGCGTGATGCACAGATGGCGAATGTACTCTCTGTGCGCCAGGGTAGAATGTTTGATATTTATCCTGACCTATTTCCAGAAGGTATGCCTCATGCAATGGTGGCTAACTTTGTAGATGTTGCAGCACGCGACTTGGCAGAGGTCTTGGCACCGCTACCATCAATCAACTGCTCTACTACAAATGTAACATCAGATAGAGCACGTGGTTTTGCTGACAAGCGCAGCATGGTTGCTAACAACTATGTTTACCATTCACGTTTACAGACTCAGATGTATCCAGGTTCTGACCAGTACTTCTCCTATGGTTTCTTGCCATTACACGTTGAGCCAGACTGGGATAATGATTTACCTCGTATTCGCGTTGAAGACCCAACTGGTGTCTACTATGAGCGTGACCGTTTTGGTCGCCTAGTAGCATACGCAAAGCGTTATGTTAAAAGTGTTGGTGAACTAACAAATGAGTTCCCTGAGCATTCAAGTGCAATCCTAGGTCAGTTTGGTTATGACCAGAATCTTAACGCTGAACTAGAAGTTATCCGTTACATGGATAAGAACTTTATTACTTTGTATGTGCCATCACGTAAAAATCTTGTTCTAAGTACTGCTAGAAACCCTATGGGTAAGATGACTGTTGTTATTGCAGAGCGTCCATCTATTGATGGCAAGCCTCGTGGACAGTTTGATGATGTAATTTTTGTACAACTTGCTCGTGCACGTTTTGCAAACTTGGCTATGGAAGCGGCTGAAAAGTCAATCCAAGCCCCTCTCGTAGTACCTGATGACGTTCTGGATATGCCTATGGGCCCAGATGCAATTATCCGTACTTCACAACCTAATGGTGTTGGGCGTGTCCGTTTGGATATTCCCGCGGCTACTTTCCAGGAGCAATCAGCCCTCCAATCTGAATTGCGTTTAGGTGCTCGATATCCTGAAGGTAGAACTGGAAACATTGACGCTAGTGTTATCACTGGTCAAGGTGTCCAGGCATTACTTGGTGCTTTCGACTCTCAGATTAAGGCTGGTCAAACAGTTCTTG